TTATTCTTCACTCCGCCTGTATCTATTTTTGTTTTTATATCAGCGATTTGTTCATCAGTAAGAATACGAAGGGCTTCTTTAGCCTTGGCGTTTGAATAACCAAAATAGATTTTCACACACTCAATATCCCTATCAGAATCGGCTTTTTGCCACGGAACGAACTTCCGTTTCATGGGCCTGATACTATTTAGAAGATACTGGTATTGCATGTCTTTGTCAATACCTGGCCACATGTTGATTTCATTGACATGTAGTACACAGTCTAGGTGGTTGGAAAGAGACCGGTTGATTAGAAAAGGTGCATAATCCTTGAAATCTAAGTCACCTTCTGGTGTCTTTTTTCTTAGGATGAAATCAGCATAGTCGAACGGACTCATTTGAATTCACACTCAACCATAAGTTCTGTCAGACAAGCAATCAAATTGATTTCATGGTCAGCCACGAATGCTGCTTGATATTGATACTTGGCCAATATAAGAACCATTTGTGGTACAGAGTTTGGTTTCAATTTGTCATACAATGCATCATAAATGTTTCTAAAGATTCTGGTGATATCATTATCGAGGTTGTTTGTCACCCATTTACGACAAGAAGCAAAGTCCTTGTTCATAACAGAAGATACCAACTCATTCATTTGAACATCGGAAACGGATGCCAGGATGCCCTTGTCAATTGTACCACTAACCGAGTAACGCTGCAATTCATTTAGAACACGGCGATTGTCGGGAAAGTGTTTAGTAATAACCGCAGCGACCACGGCTTTGTCGTAGGTAATACCTTCTTGTTCCAGAATCCACTCAGCACGTTTAAAGAAAGCCGCAGCCATCTTTTGTTTACTGCCATTGATTTTGAAGTCAACAACAGTACAACGAGAATGGATTGGATCAATGATCCTGTTCTTAAAGTTACATGTGAAGATGAAAGAACAGTTGGATGCAAACTCCTCAATCGCACCACGCATGGCAGGTTGAGTTGAATTTGGATTTAGATAGTCTGCTTCGTCAATGATGACAACCTTGCGTCCACCAGACAAGGACATTGACGAAGCATAGTTTTTGATTTTGTTCCGTAGAACATCAATACCCGATTCATCTGAACCGTTAATCATAATGTAATCACAACCGACTTCTTCACAGAGAGCCTTTGCAATTGTAGTTTTACCAACACCAGCAGAACCGGCCAACAAGAGATTGGGAATCTCTTTGCGGTTTACATACTCCTGAAATGTTGCTTTGATACCATCAGGAAGAATACAATCTTCAATAGTTTTAGGACGATACTTCTCCACCCACAAAATGTGTTGCGACATTCAAATTCTCCATAATATAATTAAATTTCGTCATGCCATTTAAAGCCAAGCAGTAACTTGGCAAAAAATCTTACGACTGCATTTGGCTTAGTGGGTCTATACACAAACATAGAATCTGTGATTTCCCACTTACCAACATTTTTCACAGAAGGTGGTCTTATAACAAAAGAACCTGCCATTGGTGATGACGATGATATAGTAAGACCAGTACCACCACTACCAATAAAAAAATTGCCACCATAAGTAATATTCGATTTCTTACTATGTTCTGCATTCCATTGTTCACTTGGAGTAAAATCCAAGTCTAGAGTTTGTTGCTCAGTCAGAGACCAAAAGAATTCAAACTCTAACTGTTGCATCACTTAACCTCAACCATACTTTCATATAGTGCTTCAAATTCTTTAGATTCCGCAACCTCAGTTTGGAATGAATTTTTGTGCTGAGTCTTTGCCATGCGTTTCAGAATCTTTTTAGGAATCTTCAACTCATCATATGCAAGGTCAATAATGTCTTTGATTGCAGCATTGTTAGAATCATTTCTGTGCATGTGGTGAACGGCTTCATCCACATAACCTTTGAGTTTCTTCAATGCTTCATCATCAAAAGAACCGAATAGTGTATTTACTTTAGTCATTTTGCAACGATCATTCCGATAACATCATAATCAGATTCATCAACAACAACATTACCATTGGTTAAATTGATTGCTGTTTTACCTTTTTGGTCACCTTCGGAAATGGTGAACACGGCCACAATGTATGTGGGATTAACGGCAATCTTGTTGCCGCTTGCTGATTCTGTAATCCAAATCATATTATTCTCCAAAAGTTAGGTCAGATTCTTTAGCTTCGATAGCAATCCAGTATTGCATATCTTCTTTTGTATTTCTAAAATAGGATAGACCTTTTGAAGAAATTTGTACCTCATAGGTACCGGCGATCATCTTAAAGTTTTCAGTTAAGAATAATGCCTTGAACTTTTTGCCATTACCATCAGCAATTTCTGTTGAATCAGTATGTGCAGAGTTGTCTTTTGCATCACAGGTTGTAATGTAAATCTTTTCACCATCAGATGTGATAGCAATATTTGGTGATTGTAGAATGCTTGCAGTTTTAAGAACAGAAGCCAATTCTTCTTCTTTCAATGTGAAAGCTACATCCACAGAAGGAAGATTCAAGTCTTTATCTGGTGGTGTTACAATCATACTCTTTGCAGTCTTACGGTAGTTTAGTTTCTTACGGCCAACCTTGAAGATAACATGTTCGTTATCGAAATCAATTTCACCGTCTTTGTACAAGGATTGAACCGACAAAAATTGGTTCAAATCATAGATACAAAAGTCTTGTGGAAAGTCATCTTTAATTCCGGCTTTTGCCAAGACAGTCTTGGTTGCAGAAATGGTTGTCAATTTCTTACCAGTCTTAAACTCAATGCCAGGATTAATGTTGGCAAAGTTTTTAAGAACCGTTAAGGTCTCATTCGATAATTTCATTACGATACTCCTTCAGTCAATTCACTTATTGTATTCGATCCGTAAGAACGAGTCAAGCACTTCATTAAATTATTTTTCAAGTCTTCCACAGTACCATCATTGTCGATGGTGTGGTCAATATGACCACCTATCCATCTCCATTCAGATTCATGTGGACCATTTTCATACATAAAACTTTCGGCTTTATGTGAACCTCTATTTGCTTGTGATGCAATTTCATACCAGTGTGGAGAAATACCACGCCGTACTTCAATCATAACACCACCACTTTTATGTACAAAATCAATTTCATTTTGAAATCGTACATCAGTGATGACATAATTTTTCTCTCTATCAATAAGTCTTTCTAACCTATCGACCCAAAAATTTTCATGGAAAATACCACGACCAACCTCAGTACCAAGTAACTGTAGGGCTAGTCGTGGTGTAAAATCCTTGCCAAATTTTTTAGACCAGAATTTATCTGGTTGTTCACGCCACTCTCTGGATGTGCTTGTGTCGCCCTCTAGGTACTCTCTTGGCCAATCAAACATGACTGCGGCAATGTCTTTCACACCACCAGCAAAACTAATTTGTTGAAAACCAAAATCTTTTAAAATGTCACCAGCGGTACCTTTACCGCAACCAATGAAACCTACGAGGCCGACAATCATCACATTTCTCCAACAAAGTTTGCTACGGCAGGCATATCTCCCTTGAAGTGATATGTTCCAATGTGATCCAAACGCATCCAAGGACACAACCAAATAGAACCACCCGTCTTGCGCCACAATTGACAGAACATATAATCTTCTGATAGGTAACGGTCAGAACCACCACCTGTTGCAGAATCTACGGTGTCGATCATTGTATCAAAGTATGCATGGATATAACGTGAACCGTCAAAGTGAGCTTGGCCAACATGATCTGGTTTGTAACGCAACTGTGGGAATGCTTCCGCAAATTTAGGAAACACTTCACGTTTAACCATCATAAAACCAGTTCCAATTTCCATAACCTCAAGTGGTTCAGAAACAGAGAACTTATCAGTACCACGTACAGGATTAAATACATAATCGCCTGTAACTTTGTCCAAGTTTCCAGCATCCATATCTGGATTTTTAGTCATAGCTTTCTTAACAGAAGACCATTTAATGGCTTTCTTAGGATAAGGGCCACCAATAACATCTTTATCCAAAGCCAGAAGTGCAATAACATCTTTAGGATCAAAATGAATGTCAGCGTCAATGAACAACATGTGTGTACAATCTGAACGATTTAGAAATTCATCTACGAGATAATTTCTTGCTCTAGTGATTAGGGACTCATTGAAAAGATATGAAAATTTCACGCTCACACCATACTGCATACAAACAGCTTGTAAATCAAGACAAGCTTTCGCATACAGTCCATGATTCATGCCACCATACATTGGTGTTGCAACAAAAATACTTTTCTTTTGAAGTTCCTCTTTTTTAATTGAAATTTCCATTTACTCTCCAAAAATAAAAAAAAGGGGAGTACCACTAGTGGTCTCCCCACAATTCACCTAATTAGGCGCTGAAGCTGTAACCAGCTTTGATAGCAGCACGAACCATAGATTTGGTTGGTGTGCCAACACGATACACGGCAACTTTGCTACCATCACCACGGGATTTGGTGTTGGTGTAAATTACATGACCTTCTTGGCGAAGTTCATCAATACGTGCGGCAACGTTTTGGATGCCGAAACGAGCACGAGCCTGTGCGGTCGAAAGTGTGTTGTATCCCTCTTTCTTGCTCAAGAAATTAAGGATGCGGGTTTTTGCGGATAGTTTAGTCAAGATAAATCTCCTAATGACAAAGTTAAACAAAGTACTTGCGTTGTGCAAGAATTCACATTATACTATTACTTAGTGTGTGTGTCAACATATTTTGTGGTATATGTTTTTATCTGCCAACTTGTGGTAGATATTTTGCCTTGGTTTCTTCCCAAGACAGGTATATCAAGTCATCATAGAACAAGGATTCATAAGATACATTGTTCTTTTTCTTCAACATTGATATACGACCTTTGGCATATTTGGTTTTCCAAATATGTGCCAAGGTTTCTTCACTGGTATCAAATGATTTAACCAGTTGTTCATCACCAATTTCTTTCCTAAGATATTCATTGGTGTTGTTGTATAGAGGAGAGAAGTAAATTCCCCTCTGATGTTCGGTACGAATAAGTTCCTTGGGAATACCTAACTTACCATACGCAAAATTTAATGTGCGATTCTTGTGGTCACGCTTAAGTGGAAGTCCTTTTTGATTCTTAGCTTCCCACCATTCAAAATATTTACGTGTATAATTTTCTTTAACCCAATCATAAATCATAGCTCGAGTTTTGCGTGACGGTTCAAAAGCAACCGAACCACTTGAGAAACCCATTTTGTTCCAGTGTTCAAGGCCATCATACTGAGATAGGCCACCGGATTTAGTGTTGCCATAAAGGGAAGTAGTTGTAACTCCAACGAGAACATCTCCATATTGTCTTTTCCAATCATTTTGTACAGTATCAGCAAGGCACAATAGTGCCAATAATTTACCACCCATATAATTAAAACCCAAAGGCTGCAAAGGAACAATCGTAGAACCAATTGCAGTATGGTTAATCATGCCTTGTTGTGTCTTAACATCTCTAGGCCAACCAATTGCGGCATCTCTTGGAGTCAAATCCAAGAAGTCGGACGATATACACATAACACCAAGATACTTGTCTG